TTTGCTTTGAATTTTGTGGAGGCAAAGATACGGGTTTTGTTTCTACAATTTGAATGGTATTCGTTTAAAAATAGTTAGACAAGTTAACTACGATAATAATTTATGGGGGTAAAAACGAAATGTAATATTAGTAATTAAATAGGGAACGTTTAAATGATTAATTGAACGGAAGTTAACAGGGATACATCCCGCGGGCGTCGAAAAACGAAATGTTACTTTGCCTTACATTTGCGTTACACAAACAGTGTTTTTTAAACGTTTAAACGCCGATCTCTGTTACAAAGATAACAAAAGGGATTGACTTCGTAACATTATACATCGAAAAATGAATGAAATGTCGCTCTGGCGCTATTTGATGCGTTATAGCGGCGTTTCTTTTATCGGCTGAAATACCTCCTAAAAAACGATAGAAACGGGCAAAAATGATATAAAGCAGAGAATGTTAAAAATGGGTTTAGGGATACCTTTAGGGATACCTTTAGGGATACCTGCGTAATTTTCGTAATTATGTTGTTTAGGGATACTTTTTTTATGTTTTTTGGCTGTTTTTAGGTATACAAAATGCCAAAAATATGACCATTTTGGGTTAAAATAGTGTTAATAAGAGGGGGAAACTGCCACAAAAATATATGTTTCTTCGAGAAATAAATGGTTGTTTATGGCTGAAAAACAGATATATATGTGTATATTTGCGTATAAATAACGCTAAAAATGTGTGTGTTATGGTAAAGAGGTTAGTTTTTATGTATAAAATATTGGATGAAAATGACAATGATGTCACTCCCATCACGGCGCATAACGAAGTGACGACTAATCTTGGTGTAGATAATGTAACGGATTCGGACTGTTTTGGCCTAACGCGATCACTTGTGTCTATTCTTAATCGTATAGGAGAGAACGTTCTAATTCGGCATTTATTTCCGAGGAATCCTCATAAAGTTCCAAAGGAACTATGTAGTAGTGATCCCGGTAAATTTGCATACTTTGTTCAAGAATACTGGGTTGGTCGCAATGAATCTTGATATCCTCAAAATAATAGCTTACCGGAAGTCTTTTGGATAAAAAGTGCTCTACTGTAATTTGCGCATCCTGGTTTCTTTCTTGTAAATCTGAAATATCATTCCAGAATTTACTGTTTCGTGCATCAAATTGCATCCTGCTGTTTTCCTTAAAAAACAAGTGATTATAACTTTGAGTGTGCTTAATCTCCTTTTTCATGAGACATCTATTTTATTTTATTCTTCGGGTTCGGCGGCAATATCTGAAGGACTATAAACAGAATGCCGCTGTGTACTTTTGTTTTGTACTTTCTTTTTTAATTCGTCTATCTCAGCCTGTAGGTGGGTGTTTTCATTGATTTGTTCACCCAGTTGCTGCCGGAGGTCTCCAATTTCCTTAATTAATTCCCGAGTTAAGTCCTTATTTTCACTATCACCATATCCACTGTCCCTTTTCAGGTCTCTTTTAAGCATGGGCCCATTTCCAGTGAGGAGCCATTCAGGAGAAATATCATACGACACAATTAATTTTGCAATATGATCGGTCGCCACATTCATTCTCCCTTTCAGAATTTCTGAAAATGTGCTACTCTTAAGGTCTAATAATTCGGCAATATCCCCCTTTGATATCCCATTCCCATGATTTATCAGGTACTCAATTGCTTCTGAAAATCTATTATTTATTGAAATTTTATCCATTAGAGTAAAATATATTTCATTTTTTCTGAAATTATATTTGTTTATTTCAGAAATTCTGTATTACTTTGCATCGTGGTTGATATAAACCACGCCATAAAGGTAGGTAAAATTTAAAAAATGACTGAAAATATGGAGACAAAATTTTTACAAAGTCCGAAGTTACCTCCTTTCCTTCCACACGGATGGAAAAAGGAGGTGGCAAAAGTGTTGGGCATACATCCGAATACGGTTATGCGCAATTTGAAACGTGGAAAAGGTGATGTGTATAACAAGATCGTGCGGGCCGCTGCCGCCAAATACGGTGAAAAACAGGAGGCCGGATTATGAAAGCAAAACTGATCCTTGTAAATTTTACAGCCTCTTGGTTCGGGCTGGCTATTGATACGGAATATTCGCCGGTGTGGGTCTGCCTGCTGGCGGTGGTATGGTTTCTCGCTTCAGGTGCATTGTTTTTACGGGCATCGAAACGGGGTTATTTCAAAGAGATTGAAAAACGATTTAAAATTAATGAATTATGAATAAGCAAAACAGAAAAGACCTTGAAGGGGCATTGGGTTTAATCAACCAGTCTATGGAGATAATCTCTGCCGTGAAAGAAGAGGAGGAGGAAAAATATGATAATCTTCCTGAAGGGATACAGGATTCGGAAAAGGGAGAAAAGTTCCAGGAGAATATAGATAACCTTGAGTACACTATATCTGATTTGGAGAGTGTGGTAGAAAATGTGAATAACGTAATCAACTAATGAGCCATGAAAACAGAATCTAAAAAAGAGAGTGTGTTTATGCAGATGCATAATGGCACAAGAACCGGTGAAGGTTCATTCAATGTAGCACTGAAGGAATTATTCTACAAAGCAGCATTAGGAAACAAGCGCAAACTTGTGGCTGCATTCCCTGAATTCTTCGGTGATGAAGTTCCTGAATTCGGAATCTACAAAGATCAACAAAAAGTTGAGGATATATTCAAAAACGGTATTCAAATAAAGAGATGATGAATTTTATGAAAAAGACAATCATTCCGGGAAAGGAAATTGCGGCAAAACTTTGCTCAATTGAACACCGACGTCAACTCCCGCGTCGAACAGCCAAGGAGATTTGCGAAAAATGCACCCTATTAACTGACGAAAATCTTTCGCGTTTATCTTGGTTCGGTCGGTTGAGCGAAAGTGGACAACATCATATATGTATGTGCGAGTTTTTTGTTCATCGTGCTCGTCTGGCAAAGAAAACGAATAGTCTTCGTCAAGCGCACAATCAAGTCTGTGAACAAATGCAAGTCCTTTCAGTAAGTTGAAATAATTCGGACTGAAGGTATCCTTTCCCCCACCAAGATAAGATACTATAACATTCACCCGCCATGTTTTATTTTTTGATTGATCCATACAAATTACTATTTAAAAGTTAGGCAACCCAAAGGTAGTGATTTTTCCCGATTGGCAAGCCCCGGAGTTCGAGCCTCCGGCGGGAGCAAAAGTTTCAGATATGGAATGGTATAACAAAATACTCGCGGTGACATTCAGGGAACTGACGGAACCAAACCCGGAAGCGGCGGAAGATGCCGCCGGTTTGTCGGTTCTGAGTACAGCAAATTATAAAAAGCTTGCACGCCTGAATAAAATCAATGTTCTGCGCCCCGGCAAGGGTCTGGATCATACAGCGCTGGTGGAGTATGAAAGTTTGCCGGAGCGATTTAAGGACCGGTTTAAACATGTATGGGGTGACCCGTATAAGCTGATAAAGGAAAGTATGATGAAAGATGAAGTAATTACCGTCCGCCGGGCGCGGGACTTTTTCGCTGAACATTTATTGCCCGACGGGACACATATCCCGGATGAATTCCAGAGAGAATATACACAGAACGCATCAGTACTCAACGTGCTGATCTCAATGATGAAAAATATGCAGACTATGCGGAAGATGCTTAACAATCGTACGCCCATCGACTTTTCATCAATACATGAAACATCGGAACGGTTGCGCCTGAATCCGGGACATACCCTCCCTCCGGGCGAAGCGAGGTTACGCGTAAAAATAAACGAGTACAAGAAGAAACATGACGGCAGGTATAATTATGAGTGTCTGGTATCGGGTAAGCTGGGTAACACCAATACGGTGAAGATCACCGCGGAAGGCGGCATGTTTCTGGTAATGCAGAAACGCCGCCGCGTTCCGGTGATGTCCGATAAACAGATTATGCTCGAATTTAACCGTGTTGCACAGAATTACGGGTGGAAACAATTGCGCAGCGTGGAGTCGGTGACAAACTTCCTGAACGCCCCGGAAAACATGCAGCGATGGTACGACGCGGTATACGGCGAGTTGAAAGCCTTCCGGAAATTTGGATACAAGTTTAAAACGATCCTTCCCGACAAGCGCGATGCACTATGGTATGGCGATGGTACTAAACTCAACCTCTATTACCGGGCCTATGAAGGCGGCCGGTGGGTAATGAAAACAACCCAGGTCTATGAGGTGATGGATGCATTTAGCGAAACTTTGCTCGGCTACCATATTTCTGATTCGGAGAATTACACAGCACAATATAACGCTTATCGTATGGCTGTTGAAACCGCTCAGGCTCGACCCTTTGAAATTGTAGTGGACAACCAGGGCGGGCACAAGAAACTTGATAATTCCGGTTTTTTGAAGCGTATTTGCCGGATGCAACGCAATACGGCCCCGTACCGTCCGCCATCCAAAACCATTGAGCATGTTTTTGGCCGATTCCAGCAGGAAGTACTGCATGAGGACTGGCGGTTTACAGGGCAGAATATTACCGCTAAATCAGATAAAAGCCGGCAGAACCTTGAATTCATAGAAGCTAACGCCGAGAATTTATACACGCTCGACGAGTTGAAAGCCGCGTATGCGTATGCGCGTGAAGAATGGAACAGCCGCCCGCATCCGGCCACCGGTATTCCACGCGAGGAAATGTACCATCAAAGTACCAATCCTGAAGCACAGGGCCTTGATAAACTGGATATGATTGAAGCATTCTGGCTGATCACCCGCAAAACTTCTACTTATACGGCATCGGGTATTGAGGTTACCATTGATGGGAAAAAGTACACGTATGACGTGTATGGATTGGGTGGACTTCCCGACTTCGATTTCAGAAAGAAAAATATCGGCCGGAAATTCTACATACAGTATGATCCCAATGATCTTACCCAAGTTCGGCTTTATGAAGAAACCGCCTCCGGTAAAAGGTACGTTGCCAATGCACAGCCCTACTATGAGGTTATGCGTGGGCTTCAGGATGCTACCTACGAAAGCAGTTCATTCGTGCGCCGCGTGATGAACCTGGAGGAACAGATCAGGATCGATACTTATCTGGACAATATCAAACTGGAACATGACCACGGCGTCGCTCCGGAACAGTTCGGGCTTAACCGCCCGCGGCCGAAAGGGATATCGAGGCGAAAACTGGGTGTATTGGAAGAGACTTCATCTCCCAACCGACTGCGCAACAGGGAATTGGAAACAGTGGATGTGGACCAATTGCAAAAAGAGATTAGCAACCTCACTTACGATGAGGTAGACATGTATGATAAACTGTAATTAAAAAAGTCATGATTAACATTACTGAAAACCAAAAAAAAGAGATTCGCAACCTGTTGGAGAAATATTGTAACAGGTACGGGAGCCGCAACTCGGCTGCTGAGAGTTTAAAAAATGTTAGTGCCTCCACTATACATTCAGTATTGAACGGGAAGTGGGAGAATATCTCCGACGCAATGTGGAAATCCATCCACTCTCAAGTGAGCGACTCCACAACGAACGAATGGCAGATCGTAGAGACTCCAACATTCAGGGATGTGTCTTTCGTATTACGCGAAGCACAGGCCGATAAATCAATGATCTGGCTCACGGCAAAAGCCGGTAGCGGGAAGACGGCTGCTGCTGAATATTATCGGTCACAAAACCGGGATGTGATATACCTTCTTTGTAGATCGGAAGAGCGTCGTGTAGGGAAAGAGTGT